CTTCGATATTAGCAAATCCACCAGAAATACCTTTAGGGTTAGAACCAAACAAGAACGCACGTTCTTTTTGAATCTTATGCTCTGCTGATTTTTGGTCACGAAGTCTAGCTAATTCTTTAGACTCTCCACGAAGTGAAGCTTCTAACAGAGTTCCAGTAATCTCCAATGGAGTCTTGAAAATCTGTGTAGAATTATAGACTACTGACAAGTCATCAGACCAAGCGGTAGGTGAGTTAGTACCTTCACCCTGTGCATTACCAACAATAACAAGCCAATCAGTGTCAGCAAGGTTTATAGATGTTGATGTCAAGTTTTTATACTTTATCGTGTCATTATCATCACCACTAACTACAGCATATTCAGTAATGAGTACCTGTCCTTTAGATGCACCAGATGGTCCACTAGAGTCAGCAAATACATCACATACCATTCCAACAATATTTTGACCAAGCTGGATACCTGATTCAGTACCTTCTTCAATCGCACTCGCCGCCGATTCTGCTCCAGAAGCAACAGCATCAGGGTTGGAATTCATTTGAAATTGTTGTTTTTGCCAAGGGTTTCTGTGTTCAAACATTTTGAAAGTAGGGTCTGCCATACCTGTAATTGTGCCTTGATTAGCAACAACAGTAAGAAAAGGCGTTACATCAGTCCAAAGTTCCTTGACGACATTCGGACGAATGTAGAAATCTCTTCTATCGGTATAGAGAACACCAGTTGAGCCAAGATTTTTAGCTCCTGTTACGGCAGTTGTAGCCATATTATCCTCCTAAGATAAGTTAAGTTCTTTTATTCGACATCAAGCCCAAGTTGAACAAATCATCATCAGAGAAATTAGGTTCTGGATTGCCAGTCTGAATTGCAGTAGGCGTAGGAACTTTCATTCTTTGTGCTTGATTTTGCATTGCTTGAACTTTCTGTTTCATTGCAACCTCTTGCTGACTAGGAGAGTTTCTAAATTTATCAAGCTGTACTAGGTTATCAAGCGTGATTGAATCTGGGGAACTATAGAAATTCAAAAATTCATCTGCTTTCTCACCAGCATACCCAAATTCATTTACTAAACGAGATTTCATCCCATCGACAGCCTGTGCCTGTTGGTATTGTTCTTGTCTTTGTTGAATTTGAACTTCTTGCTGACGCAATGCTTCGATTCTTTGATTCTCCATTTGCTCTTGATAATCAATCATATTATCTCGATAATTGTCTAATTCTGCTCGATATTTAAAAGAATTGCTTTCCTGGTCCATATATGCTTCGGTTGCATCATAGTTAGTCGGTTTGGTTGGACGCTGAGGTTTCTTTGGTAATTCCGCAGATTTCTCCTGAGAGGGAACCTGAGGGTCATCACCAGAAAGTGACCTTGCTACATTTTTGAGTACTGCTGGGTTTTCTTGAATGTACTCCGCTATAGGAGCAACCTTCTCATACTTCGCTATTTTTTCACTCATTGCATCAAATTCACTTGCCTTTTGGTCGTACCGTGATTGCCAATACTGATAACGATTTTGTTCGCTATCTGTATTCTCTGGCATTTCCTGTGCTGATTGCTGATTTGCGAGTTCATCTTCAAACGCATCTAACGCAGGAACTTGAGCTTGTTCTACAGGAGTCTCAGCCTGTTGGGTGACATCCACATTTGGGTCTTCTCCCCAATACTGTTCTGTAACAGTTGGGTCTGAAGTCTCAGCAACGTTTGGGTCATTTACTATATCACTCATTTATTCTCCTTCCAATTTGTCTATCCGACAGCAACTGGGTTTATTTGTTGTGATTTAATTGCCCTATTTTCTTCTTTGACTTTGCCAAGTTCATCATTGAGCCTCGCTTCATATAGTTGCGATGCTTTTTGTGTTTTGTTAGCTGAATCCGTCAACTTAGTCTTGAATTTTTCTATTTCTACACGTTTCCTATCTGAGACAGATTCTCTCTGTGCTGTCTGTAGGTCGCCTTGTAATTCTTTTATTTGCTCTTCTTGAGCCTGAACTTGTTGTTGCAACTGCATAATCATACTTGTTCTCTTTAGAACGCCTTCTGTGTCTGCAACTTCTGTTTGTTCCAGCACTTCCTGCTGGTCAATAATGCCTTTCTCATACAGGCTCATATAGTAATCAAATCTTGCCCACCTGTTTGATGGTAACGTACTTCCACTTACAACAATTAAGTCATATTGACCAATCGTCACGTCATTCATTCTCCCTAATACCTCTCCAGTAAAGTCATCATATAAAGGTTGATTCATTGTTGCTTCAGATACCACCCCATCTGGTTTCATTAATCGAATTGTTTTCTCATCTGTATATGTCTGCTGTATTAGGTTTACAATAACCTTCCCCATTTGATTAAGCATAGCGTCAATATCATCCAGTTTTGATTTAATCCTACGCTGTGCATATTCATCAATAGCTACCGTACCTTTGTATGTACTAGGAGCAGAACTAGGGTCTCCGTGTTGTAACGGATGAATTCCTAGTATATGGTAAATACTTGTTTTTGCATCTTCCCTGTTCTTATATAATTCATTGGGCAGAGGGACAGGTCCAGCAACAATAGGTTGTCCCAGTTCTGGGTCATACTCAATTACTCCAGTCCCAGCTCTTGACCATTCCTCTTCTAACTGTTTTCTGTTCATTGAACCTCTAGGTATCAACAGCTTTGTATTTGTAGAAGAACTAGCGTGAGCAATAATAAGAGAAGTAATCTTATTGATATATTCCTGTATTGGTTTAATAAATCGCACATCACTCATTGGATATGGATTTCTATTATGCCTATTCATCAGGGTAACAATAGGATATTCTTCAATATCCATAATCTGCACCGCAATCATAACTCGTCCAATAGAGAGCACTCGCTTTATTCTGTCTACTAGTACTTTATTACAAACTACTATTCCCTCTGCCTCTAATTCTGCTATAGAAACGATAGTGATTTTTGTGGTAGAGCCTGGAACTGCACCTTCGTGCTCTTCTCCAGGCATAGGCATTGGTTGCCCAGTTTGTTGGTCAATCATCATATGGAACACTTCTCCTAGCTGTTCCACCATTCCTATTAATTCTTGTACCTTATATTTATCCGTAACGTGTTCAATCCCTTGAGAGTTTTGGACAATACAGGCTGGAGACTGCAAAAATTCCTGATAATCGGCATCTGCGTGTATAAATTCATTTCCATTGGTTGTGTCTACACAATGCCAGAATGGTAATTGAACCTTCTCATATCTGTCTATTACTTGGAATGTTTTACTATCTGTTTGGTTTGAATCTTCGATAGGACCAACTTTTTGGTCTAATTCAGAGGAGTCTCTATTATTTGAAGGATAATAGTCATTAATACTCTCTACCATTTGTGAAATCAGAGTTCCTCCTCCTTCACTAGAGCTTTTTACTACTTGTGGATACGCATTGCGTACTTGTTCTCCTGTTAAAGTTTTAGAAATAATAATATTGCTCGCATCTCTACAAAATGTATCTCTTGATGCTGGGTCAATAAATAAATCAAAAGGGTCTACGGACTTAAAGCAGACTTCTCCTCTACCAAAATCCATCATAGGGTCTATATAAGCAAATAAAGCACCCAACCCTTTTACGTAATAATCGTCAATGACTTGCTTTAATTCTGTATTGCCATTCGATATATCCCAGATATAGGACATAATATCAGAAAAGACTCTTCCAACCTTTGTATCGCTATCTTCTCTACCTGTTGATTGGAACTTGGGTTTGTTTGCTGTAAGGAGTGCCTTTGCCTGTTCAACGGCTGGATGGACTACATTGTCTATAATTGGACTTTGTGCCCTTCCTTTTAATATTTTTACTTGGTCAGCCGTCCATTGGGAACTGTTCCTGAACTCATCGTCTTCCATTGCCTGACTTGCCCAATCTGAGCGTTGTCCGTGATATTCTCGTAAAAGGTCTTCTGACCTTTGGACTTCTGGATGAACATTAATAGGCATAAAATTGTATGAAAACTATCCTCGTGATAGCACCAAGCCACAAGTCATTTATGCTTATGCTGTCATCCAATCCACTACTTTTCTTGCAGATAATCCTAAAATGGGAGTTTTTTCATCTTTTGTCTCGTGATGAGGGGTATAAGACCCTTTGTTTGCATAGTACATTCCATCTAATAAATCATCGTGCTTTCCTCTAGGAAATAGCAACAATTCATTAATGAGGTCTTGCATATCTTTTTGAATATGAACCTGCCCTCTTGCAAAGATAGGTTGTAAGCTTTCCAACCTTCTGCTTTTTGAGTTTCGAGGGTTTTCTTTCACATTTAAGCCAGGAATGAATAAATTTTCATCCTCACAACGTTTTATTACATATTCTCGCAACATCTCCTGATACCCAACGCTCTCAATCCGTGTCTTTTGGGAACGATACTTACGGAAATTGTCTACTATCGCCTCAGCTAAATTCAGAGGAGTAGCCCTCTTCCTGTAATATGGCAACACATACCTGTTTCCGTCTTTGTCCACACCTATATTGAATATCACACTATAATCTGCCGTTTGCTTTGTACTGGAAGCAGGGTCTACTCCTGTGAAAATATTTATGGGAATTTGTTTCTTTTCAGGCTCTTCCATCTCTAAATAAGCATTTCTATCGTTATCTAACCATACTTTCCCTTTATAATGCCGAAAATCATCCGCTCTGAATAATTGGTCTTCGTCTCCCACAATCTCACACATATATTCACGATAAAAGACCGAAAGCCTATTGATAGACTCCAATTCTTCTTTTTTCTGCTTTAATTTTTTAATCGACCACCAATCTTCCCATAATGCCACCCCATTATCTATATCTGGCTTATAGGATAAATTTTTCCAACCTTTCATCTCTTTTAAAGTCTCCACCATACAACGCTCGTGCTGAGGAGTTCCAATCACAATCAATCTCCCTTTACGTGGGTCAACTGAAGGAACAGCCGATTGCAGTAACCATCTGAGATTAGATTCCATCGCCTCGGCTGTTTTGGTGTTGTTTTCATCCTCAGGGTCATCAATGATAATAAGCGTTGGACGTTGGTTCCCTATTTTTATTCCTCGTAACTGCTGACCTGTCCCTTTGCATATCACCATAGACCCATCCTTCAGTTCTATTTCTGTCTTTGCCCAGCTTTTTGCTGAATGAGAGCCCCAATATCCAAATAGCTGTCTACATTGTTCGCTATAATCCAATGTATCTTTAATTAATCCCAGTAGTTTTACTGCGTGGTCCTGCGTTCTGGAGCATAATACTATCAGTTTCTTTCCTTCTCCAAAAAATAAATGATGCATTGGCAGAATACCACCTACAATAGAAGACTTGGCGTGACCACGAGGAGCAATAATGTTTATCTGCTTATTATCGTAGTTCATTATGTGTTTTGTTAAATCATAATGAAAATCAGGAGATTTAGCTGAAAACATATTGGGAATACATACTTTCCCAAATAGCATCATATCTGTCCTTAGTTTCTGAAGTACCCTTTTTTGGTCTTTCTTTTCCATTTCTTTTCTAACTTTTTTACTTTTTCCTCTAATTCCTGAATCATACTATATAATTCGTGGGAAGTACCTTGCCAATGTGCATTATGGGAGAGTAGTTTCCCTTTTTTGTAGTCATTGTGGGACACTACTTACCCACTTTTTTTTGAGCTTGTCGAGAGAAAATCCACTTTGAATACATATTAAGTATTTAACACCCTAATAATCTTTTCCCAGTAAATATTCTCTTGTATCCAAATAAGCACGTAAACCCATATCTTCCGCAACATCCTGCATTACCTTCATAAAAGAATCTAATTTTTTAGTATCCTTTGCGTTTGCTTCGATTATCACGTGTCTTTTTTCTTTTGGGCTTGGATTTTTTAGGCTTGGTTCGTCTATGATTAACTCTAGTTTCATTGTACATCCTGTTTCCTTTCCAGTTTCAGTTGTCGAGATTCTTCTGATTCTATCTCATCTAATATCTTTTTCGTTACATCTATCTGTACCGTATCTGTTATTTGGCTCTTATTAGGCAACATATCCATAATTCGGATGTATTGCTCTGCCCCACGTAGCATATTGCTAGGGTCTCCGTTCTTTTTAGCCAATTCTATGGCTTCCGAGATAATATCAAGGACATCTCCCTGATTCATATCCCTATCATTCAAATATTCTTGTATTTTTTTATCAACCATTCGTTTTACACTCTCTGTTTTAAATAATCTTTTCGCAGTAAGGTCTGGTTTTTCCTGGTCTTTGCGATAAATGTTCCCTAATTGGTTCCAATCTATTTTCCCAGTCTGCATCATCATCTGCACATAGACATTTACAGCGTTTTTTGTACGTGTCCTGCGACTTTCTCTCTCTTCCCAAGTCATTGTCCCACATTGACCATATTCTCCTGTATCTCGATGATTTTCATAGGTTAGTTTTGCTCTATCAGATATCCACATTCTTCCATAAGGCACTACAATTTGTTCTGCGTCCTTATATTTCTGCCTTTGGATGCATTCTGCCACATATCCATCGTCTGAAAGGCATAAATCCCCTTCTTTTGCCTCTTTCCAGTACACATACTCCAATTCACGGTCTATCGCCTCTTGTTCTGTATGAACAAAATAGGTGACATCGTTCCAATCATTAACTTTTAATCGTCTTGTTATCAAGTCCATAAGGAATCTTATACTTTTTAAGGGTTTTAGGGCACATACGCCCTTTTAAACAAATCTCTATGAATGCCTTTAATAAATAATAGCCACCTTGGAAACGTGGTCTTGGGTATATTCTCTCTTCATTCAGGAAAAACTGCAACCCCATCAACATCCAGTCATAATACGTCATTGCAGTATCTTTATAAAATACAATCTTATCCTCAGGATGCTTGTGCCCTTTCTTAAAGGTTACTTTAGGAGGCACTTCTGATTCAAGGATTCTCAAT